CCAAATGAAATCTTGGGAGATACTATGATTGAACTATTTTTACTAATAACAATAGCATTGATATTATTTGCTAGAGTATGGAGTGACCAATGAAATATTGCCAAGGACCAAAGTGTCATACATATGAAACAAAGGACAGGCTGCGTGGACCGAAAGGCGCCAAGTATTATCAAACTCGTAGACGTTCAAGCCTCTATTATATGGGTGGCAATGCGTGTTCAATGAACTGTCAGAATGATTGGTTTGAGAAGTTTGGTGAGCAAGCAATCAATCACTTCGGTCGTATTCATGAGCCAATTAAATGCACAATAGATAATGCGTGGGTAAAGGATAGAGATTATAACACTACAACAAATGAGTTTGATATCTATTTATTTAGAAATAAAATAACTAATGAACGCAGACCATTAACAAGAGAACAATACAACAATCCACAGATAATTAGACCTTGACATCTGGGATTTTATATGATAAGATAACATATGATAGAAATATTTGAGATCTTTTGGAATGCATCAATGGAATTAAAATTAATTATTATAACTGTTTTAATTGCATTTCCTCTCTTAGCTTATTTTGGCATTAGAGGAACAGACGAAGCAATAGATTTCCAGAATAGATTATGGAAAGAAGAACAGTGGAAGAGAAGAAATAATATTAAATGAATTTGCTGAAGATATTCTGGCTATGCTGGATGATGATAAGCAAAGGCCATCTGGCGACATGATTAGGAAACATTTATGTATTCCCTGTAGTGTCGCCCTTGAGCCGATTAAAATGATGTGCCCGCGTTGCCTAATCAGTTAGGGGCGGGCGTAGAATCTCAAGTGTGCCGAGTTGTTTCGGAGCATTCACACTTGAGATTCAAAATGAATATGAATAAAGCTCATCCCTCTGCGGCTAGCCTATACATTGGGACGGGGTTTGCTCATATGCGTTCTTAAGTAAGCGCATATGGGTTAATATGAAACTTGGCCACTTTAGAATGATTCTAAATTATGAAAAAATTAAATTTAAAAAAAGCTACAAGCAACAAGCAACAAAGGACTTGACAGGGCCTGAGCTCTGGGATATAATGGGATCATGTCTTCACGATTTAAACCTGTTGAACTCTTCAGGACCTTCACGAGTGAGAAGGAATTCCATGAGTACGTACAGGGCCACAGCCTGCCAGAAGAGCGAAGGCTCCTTTGGCTTGGTTTTGCTTTCGGCTGCAACTATGCCGTAAACAAGATCAATAAAGATTTGGACAAGAAAAAGTCCTAGTCTTCAGCTCAGGGCGCCGCAGGCGCCCTGGGCAAAATAAAAAAAAGATAAAAGCTACAAGCTCCAAGCAACAAGCTTGACAAAGCCTGGGATCTGGGATATAATGGGAGGATAACAGAAAGAGGATAATATGTTCGAAAAACCAAAAAGAAAAAAAGTTAAATGGCACGGCCAGACTGTGGTCCTGCCCTTCGACTGTAGTGTATACGAAGAGAAGACGGTAAAAATTAAGAATCGATTCAGTGGTGAAGAAACAGAGATGCCGGGCTATGCCGCGAGCGTCTATGATACCATCATCGGAGCGGAGCGCTTTGGAGCCTATGATATTGTCAGAGCCGGGCTCGACTGGTTCAAACAATATTTTCCAGAGCAATATATGGTGGTCCTTGATTAATGAGACTTAATTCAAGCCGATCACTATTAAGATATTTTACGATGGCGGATGAAGATCTTCCGCCCTCGTACGTTAAAAGCTGCCGGAAATTTTTAAAAGAAATAAGCCTCAAGCAGCAAGCTACAAGCGGCAAGCAACAGGCGCCAGAAGGTGCAAGCAGCAAGCTTGACAAAACAGGAATATAAGATTATATAAGATTTAGAAATATGAATTTAAAAGAAGCAAAAGCAATAACCGGGGGCCTGAGCTCGCCGTCTAAAATGCCGGGCTATGCCTATAACCTGCCGGCCTGGGAATGCATGACAGGCGTCAAGCTGCAAGCCGTGGAAGGCTCAGTCTGTGCGGGCTGCTACGCCATGAAGGGCCGATATAGATTTCCGAATGTAAAAGACGCGTTAACCAGAAGGCTGGAGAGCCTGGCCCATCCTGAATGGGTGGAAGCCATGACGCTGCTAGTTTCACACTACAGCCGCAAGGTGCCCTTCTTCAGGTGGCACGACTCAGGCGACCTGCAAGGGGCTGCGCATCTTAAAAAAATTTTTGAAGTCTGTAAGGCCACGCCGGCTGTGCAGCACTGGATGCCCACGCGCGAAGCTAAACTATTAAGATTCATGCAACCTGAAGTTGTACCAAAAAATTTAATAATTCGTATGTCCTCGCATATGATCGACCAGGCGCCAGTCAAATTCTGGCCCTGGACAAGCACTGTATCCAGCTCGGGCAAGACCTGCCCGGCCCTGGATCAGGGCAACAGCTGCCAGAGCTGCCGCGCATGCTGGGACAAGAAGGTAGACAATGTCACATACCCACTACATTAGAATGATTCTAAACTATGAATACAGCTGGCTGTGTAGTTGCCGGATCTGTAAACTGGCAAGATTTCTGAAAATAAAAAGATGAAGCTACAAGCACCGGAAGCTGCAAGCAACAAGCGGCAAGCTACAGGCAGCATAAGCGACAAGCTGCAAGCTTCAAGCACCCTGCACCAACCCCAGCCACCTGCCAAGTATATAAGATTTTCTGAGATATGTCAATCACTTTATACGCGAAACCAGAACCTAGTTCAGGTTCTCGAGATATAAGCCACAAGCAACAAGCCCCAAGGCGCAAGCATCAAGCGACTTAGTGCCTTTAGACTTCAGGTCCAGTATCTGGTGACCTGAAAACAATTTGAAAGAGTCCTGACTGGGCTCTTTCGTTAGTATAAATGAATGCTTAGGATGGCGAACATGAAAGGCAATTTGATGTGGTGAAAACCGAACTCTGTTATTGTGAGTTATCTTTAATTCAACAGTAAAAAAGTGCCCAGAATTAGCATACCCCAATAGATCAGGAGTACCGAATCCGCTAGTATTTTCAATGCGTGTCCACGATATCTTTGGTGTAATTCTTTTAAGCTCATGCCATAATTTTGTTTCTGGTTTCATCAAAATAATGACAATAACACCGGGTCAAACAATTAACTTCGGTTTACCCATTGGAGCCACTTCTTCATGTGTAGAAATCACTATTCGATGCGTCTCTCTAGCACCAATAATTTTATTTTCAACTAAATTCACACTCATCACATCATAATGTCTTCCATCAGGTGTTCGAACTTGAACTCGGGCGTCTTGAGCAACACTACTTCCTTTCTTTGGACCTACGAATCTATCGAAGATCATAATTAAATCTCGACCCTTAAGCATTAAATAACCGCAGCCTTTCTTAACCGATCAACATAGTCCTCAACTTGGGCTGCTAACTTTTTATTATCCGCATGAAGCTCTAACTTCTCCTGCTCTAAAGCAGTGATCTCTCTTCTAAGATTTCCGTTCATCTTCTTATGGTCTTCATTAATCTGTTCTAACTCTTGTATTCTTTCTAACTTCAATATCATCTTACTATCTGCGTCCTTCATACGTTCGTCTTGGGCTAACGCATTAGCCAATGCTTCCTCTGCTTCTTCGGCTCGCGTCTTCCAATATCTATGATAATCTATCTCTTTTAATTTTCCTTTGCTCGCGGGAGCACAAATATCTGTTTTTTCCCACCATTTGCCATCATCTTTCATATTTACAATATAAGATATTATGTTTATATTGTCAATAATGGACAATTTACCAGAAAAAAAGAAGCCGGGACTACCCGCTAGACTTACATTAATGCAACGTAAGTTTGCAGACCTATTAGTTTTTAATGAGGGACATAGATTCGCATATGAATGTGCTAAAGAAGCAGGGTATGAAGGGGACAACGCGACCCTTAGAGTCAAGGCTAGTCAACTACAAGATCCAAAATACTATCCTTTAGTAGCAAAATATATAGGAGACCTACGAGAAGAGACTTACAAAAAATATAGTGTGTCTTTTGGAGGTCATCTAGCAGAACTCGCTAAAATCAGAGATGAGGCTGTAAAACAAAAATCCTACTCAGCCGCAACTAATGCTGAAAAAGCACGAGGGGCTGCAGCAGGATTATATATTGAACAAAAAATAATTAGAACAGGTAAAATTGAAGACCTATCTGAAGAGGAATTAAACAAAAGAATTGCAACTATAGTAGATGATAATAGTCTATTAATAGATCCAAAAACTGAGGATAAACCCCCTAAAGATAAGAAACCAAAACCTATTCTATCTTAATTATCTTTTTTTCTTTTTCTTTTTATTCTTCTTTTTCTTTTTCTTAGTCTTAGCTTTTTTCTTTTTAGCCATATTTATCTCCTTTCCCTGACTGTACCACCATTTACTATACTGTTCAACCGCAGCCCTGATCGCTTTCTTAATCTGTTTATGATTAGTGAACATTATGAAATCTTAATCATTTTTTTAACACAAGCCCAAGGAATCATTGTTCGATCCCCAAAGGTATAACTACCATCTTCTTCTTTATCATAAGAAGCAAATACTTTAACGTGATGTTTATCTTTCGAAAACAACCACCCCTCATTTACTGGGTGTGCTAACTTCATTTTATGAAATTCTTTTTCATCAGCCCAACCTGAATCAGAAATAATATCAACCCACTCAATCCTGTACTTTGAAAACGGGATGTCGTTTCTTTGAATAGGGTCCGCGAGTTTTCTTCTTCTCGGTTTTCTTTTTATTTTTTTCTGTGCCATAGTAATAATCCGGATTGTGTACCTTATTAAACTCATCCATCCATGGAGATGAACTGATCCAGCTTTTATTTCTCCCTATCATATAAGACCCTATAGCATTCTGAAATATTTTTTTCCACTTTTGGTGACCCAAAAGTCCCGCGCGGCCCCTAACTCGAAATCAGTGGCTTATACCAATGCTTATTTAAGCACAAATTGTCACACCCTTTAAAACCATTGGTATTCCTTGCTGATCACGAAATCACGAGATCACGTGTAAATTAAAAGTGCTGTTTGGGCAATTTCATAGTTTTTAAAAACCTATAGATTCGTGATCAACCGCATAAAACCTCACTTCTTATATAATCCCAGTCCCTTGTCGCTAGAGACTAGATGCTGTATTTTTGTCACATGTGTGACAAATATGTCACACTATATCTTGTAGCAACATCAGCTTATTCTGATTGACCATAATTCTGCCAAGAAGCTGCTCTATTTTGACCATTAGGCCATCAAGCTGTCGGTCTGGAACATTTTCTGTTTCCGCACTCAACATGAGTCTTAATTCCTTTTCATCAGCCATCATGACTTTCAAAATACGTTTTTCTACAGACTTAATTGTTTTTTTGTTCATAGTATTTATTTACCCTTTCTAGAAACTGATGTTGGTATCGGATAAACTCCTTGCCTTTTATCTGAAACCTTTGGAAATAATTATCCGGAGTACACATCAATATCACTCCTTGAGTAA